ATCTAAAATTAGAGAAATGATTTTAGATGAAGTTAAAAAGAAAAAAAAGCCAGTAGAAGATGTTGCTCCGCAAGAAGATATTGATATGGATACTGAAGATCAATCGGTTGATACTATGGCTCCCGAAATGTCAACTGAAATTGATATAGATCCTAAAGTTAAAACAATTCAAGATTCTTTAAGTAAAGCATTAGCAAATGCTAAAGCATTAGGTGATGAAAAATTAGTGAATCAAATTGGCAATACTATTACTATGCTTGTTAGAACACAAGTAGTAGGACAACAGATGGCTGAATAATAAAATTTAATAATTAAAATAATAATTTATGAATACTCAAGAACTATTTGAACAAATTAGTGGGTTGTACGAAACAGCAAAAACTAATCACGAAGAAACAACAAAAGCAGCTAAAGGAAGAGCTCGTAAAGCATTAAGTGAACTTAAAAAACTCATCTCAGCATACAACAAAGCCTCAGTTGCCGAAGGAAAAGTAAAATAAATGGCTCTTACTCCTAGAGAAATAGAAATCAAAAACAAACTTTACAACCAGTATAAATCTAATAAACGTAACTTTATTAAAAAATACGGAAGTGAAGCGGAAAAAGTAATGACAGGAAGATCAATTACTGTAGCTAAAAATATGGCAACTAATGAAAATAAAAATAGAATTAGAGAAATGATTAAAAGTGTCCTAGAAAGAGGACCAGTTGAAGAAATAGATTCAATTTCATTTATTCAAGATCGTAAATCTATATCTGATAATCCTATTGCTAAAATAGAAAATCCTAAAGATGTTGTCATGATGGATATTCCTTTACTTATACGTATGTTAGAGTATGCTAGAGAAGATGCTAAAACAGATATGGATTTACACTCTGTAGCTGAAAATATGATTGAATTATCTAAAACAGGTAAAGTTCTTAATATGGAGGATTATAATAAAATAATTTCTAATAAAAATGGATAAAAACGAATTAAGAGATAAAATTAAGACTTTAATCAAAAGTGTATATCCTACTACTACTAAATCTATAACTAAATCAACAGAAATAGATTTAGATTCAGCTACTCCTATATCATTAGATAATACTCGTTTTCCTGTTTTAGTTAAATTTCCTACACTTAAAGATACCATTGTTAAAATATTAACAGACCAATATGATTTATTTGTTAAAGATATTGAATGGGTAGCACCTCGTCCTACTACATTTCGTATTATTTTAGCAAATGATCAAGTATTCTATCTAATATACACAGATAGAACATGGATTGGTAAAGTAGAAGGTAAAAAATATTACTTATTAAATTTAAGTGAAGAACAAAATTGTGTAGAATCAGTAGCTAGAATTTTATCATATGGTACTAAAGTAGAAAAACCAACTGAAGGAGCACCACCTGAAGCACCACCTGAGGCGCCACCAGCTCCTGAAGAAACATCTATAGCTCCTGAAACACCAACTGAAGAAACACCCCCAGCTTAATTATGAATATAGATCGTATTAAACAACTTATTAGAGAAGCATTATCCACACCACCTAAAAAAGATAAATGTAATTGTGGTTGTCACTCATGTGAAAATGTAGGTAACAAAGGCCCAGTACTTAACGAAAGTTTAAATGCTCGTATAGTGATGACTGAAAACATGAAATATCATGTTAAAAATAAATTACCATTAATTGAAAATACATTTAGATATGGATCGCAAGCATTTTTAGATTTATGGGCAGAAGCTCGTTATTTATATTCTCGTAATGCTATCCATTTAAATGATTCTGATAAAGAAATTATATTAGAAACTAATTTAGGTGAATATGGAATATATAATGGTCAAAAAGTACCATTAGATATGCCTATGTTAGAAAATGAATTGGGTGGAGAAAAAGATATAGATTATCCAATTCAGTTTAGAGCTCTTAGTGATTTAACTAGAGTAGTAGGTGAAAAAATTCAACAATTAAGAAAAGAAGAAGAAGATAGAGGTATAAATTTTACTGGTGATTTACAATTATTAGATAAAAAAGATCAACTATTAGTTCAAAAAAGACTAAGAATGCTTGGTTTACTTAGGGAACTAGATAAATTATTTTCATTTGAAAATAAAACAATAAACTATAATACTTTAATGAGTATTCTAAAAAAGTATGACGCTGTTGATTTATTAACATTGGTTGGAGCAGGTTTAAATGAAAATGATGAATTAGGTACTGAAGATGATATTGAATTATCATTTATGGATTCTACAACTCCAATAATAAGAGATTTATACAAAAAATATAAAGAGACAGGCAATGAAAAATATGCTGAAATATATGATAAATTAGTACAAACTTCTCCTGAAAAACGACAAGCTCTTATAAATAAATATTTTCCTGAACGACTAAATGAATCAGAAGACAAAAAACACCCTCCATTAAATAAACCAAAACGTGGTGGATCTAAAAAATTTTATGTTTATGTTCGTGATCCAAAAACTAAAAATATTAAAAAAGTTAGTTTTGGAGCAGCAGGAGGAGGACAAAATTTAGCAGTTAAAATCAGAGACCCAAAAGCACGTAAAGCATTTGCTGCTCGCCAAAACTGTAAAGATAAAAAAGATAGAACTACCCCAGGATATTGGGCTTGTAACATAGGAAGATATTGGAAATCATTAGGTGGAGAAAAAAATTTTAGTGGATATTGGTAATGGAAAAACTTAAAAAAATAATTAAAGAAGAAATACGTAAAACATTACGTGAAGGATCTGAAGAAAAATTATATAAAATTCAAGGAGCCTTAGTTACTGATAATAGTAAGAAAACTCAAACTCAATTACTCTCAGATATCAGAGCCATAACAGGTGTAACTACAGTCGATAATCAAGAATATGTTCCTCGTTTACCTAAACCAGGACGTTCATATGATATATTAACAGTTAAAATAGATCCATATCCATATTTAAAAAATGGTAAATTTGATATAGAAACTATTAATCAAATTATTGCTAATATTAATAATATTAAAGGAGTAATTAAATTTAAAGTTGATAACCCACAAATGGTTAATATTGGAATATAATGATTAAACTGATTGAAATATTAAAACGACTTCTTCTAGAAGAAAAGAAAAAAGCAGATCGCTGTTTACGTATTGCTAGAAGAAAAAATCCAAAATCGTCAGCGTATAGGTCAGGTCAAATTGTTAGATGTCGTCAAGGAGATATTTGGAAAGATTTAAAAGAAGAACAAATAAATGAACTAGATGTTTCTAAATATATTAGTTCTTGGATAGATACTAAAACATTAAAAAAAGTAAAAGATTTTCCTGAATCTGTATTTCTTTATCTTAAAAAAGAGGGATATATTAATAAAGGAGAAATATATAGAGTTTTAACTTTAGATCCTTTAGTTGTTATAATAAAACAAAACACAGAATATATTGATTTAGATAGATTTTTAAAAGATAATCAAGATATAGAACCATATAATTACTTATATAGTCAATATCAAGATGAAAAAGAGGTTATAGCTCGTTTAGATCCTAATTTTTCTTTTGAAGATATACATTACGCTAGCTCGTCAGGTATGAATATGAATATGTTTTTAAAAAATCTAGATAAAAATAAATTAAAAAACGATATTCTAAGAAAAGATCAAAGTAAATTATTATCATTTACTAAAGATAGAGACGCAGTTAATGATATTTTTTATACAGCTATTAATCATTTAGAAGATGATGAGTTTTTAACAGAAGATGAATCACTTCATAAATGGTTCAAACGTCAAGGCCCATCAGGTAAAGAAGGCGGATGGGTAGATTGCAATACTTGTAAAGACGGTAAGTGTAAAGCATGTGGTAGAAAAAAAGGTGAAAAACGTTCTAACTATCCTTCATGTCGTCCTACACCTGCTAAATGTAAAACACCTGGTAAAGGTAAAAAATGGGGAAAAACAAAATGATTAAATTAATAGATATATTAAAAGAATTAAATATCCAAACTAAACCAGAATTAGGAAGTGGAATATCGTTTACAGCTTACCCATCTAAAATTGATCCATCTAAAGTTATTAAAACAACTAATTATGATGAGCCTGAAAAAATTCAAGATCATGCATATATGTTTATGAAATACCCCAAATATTTTCCTAAAGTGCATAAAGTAACTGATAAATATTTAGTTATTGAAAAATTAAACACCAAACCTATCATAGAATACTATAATAAATTAGAACCATTTTCTCCGTACCCAGATGTATTTAGGAATATACCCTCATATGATCCTAAAAAATTTGACCCTGAAAATTATTTAGATGTTGCTATAAAACAGCATCCTGAATTACTTGAAATGACTCTTAAATTGAAAAAATTATATGAAGATGTTGATAGTATATTAGAGAAGGAAAGATATGATGAATTAGATTTCCACAGTGAAAATATTGGAGTTGATGATAAAGGAAATATTAAAATGTTAGATTTTTAAAAATAAAATATAAATATATTAACCAAATGAAAACAGAATTTAATATAACTGAGTGGATGCTCAAAAATCAATTAAACGAAGAACAAGAAGAACAAGAATATCCTCCTTACATGTATTCACCTGTTGGGTTTAGTTGTAAAGTATGTAAATACATTGCTTTTAATAAAGATGAAGATAGATGGGTGTGTAGTAATAAAAATTATCAAGAATATATGGGTACCCATTATTTACTAGATGATAATAAAGAACCAATAAAAGATCCTTCAAAATGGTGTTCAAATTGGTTTTTACCAAAAGGAAAATAAAATGATTAAACTTATAGACATATTAAAAGAAATAACTGAATTTTCTAATTGGAAAATACCTTCATTGTCTCAACTTAAACAAGAATTTAAGATAGAGCAAGAGATGAAAGGTAATGAATTTTGGGAAAATGAAGAAGAATTTTTAAATGCTGTCAAAAATGGTAAAATTGTCACTATAACTCCTTCTGAAGACCAAGATATAGATTATAGAAGTGGAACTGAATCATATGAGGAGTTACTTGATTTGATAAAAGGATATAGGTCATATCCTGAATTTAGAAATGAAGAAACTTTAAAATCTATATATGATGGTTTTAAAAATAATCAAGCTATGGATTATCCTATAGTAATTGAAGACAAAGATAGATCTAGACGAATATTCTCGGGCAATACAAGAATGGATATAGCATTTCAATTAGGGGTCAATCCAAAAGTATTGCTAGTAAAAGGCGAATTATGATTAAACTTATAGACATATTAAAAGAAATTCAAATCACACCAGATGATGTAAATCGTATACTAAAACGAACTGGAGAAGAACAAGATTTATACGAACCAGATTGGGAAGAATTTACACCCGAAATGTGTAATGATGGTTTTTGTGATGTGTTTGCTGAAAAATTTAGAGAAGAATATCCTGGAGCTGAATTGTGGGGTACTGATTATGGTATAGGCTATACTTTTGGACATGTTTGGGTAAAGTATGGTAATAAGTTTTATGATGCTGAAACTCAAAACGGTGTTGAAGATTGGAAACAACTTCCCTACATACAAAAAGTATTAGACCTATACAAAAAATACCCAGATGACGTTGCTAAAATATCTTAAATGACCCCATACACAGACATAGAAGTTACAGATAAATATATTATTCGTGAATTTAACGAAAATATAGATCCGATCGAACTGCTATGGCATCGTGATAATGAAGATAGAACAATTGAAATTTTAGAAAATACAGATTGGAAAATTCAACTAGATAATTGTCTACCAACTTCATTAAATGAACAAATACTTATACCAAAACATGAATGGCATCGAGTAATTAAAGGAACAGGAACACTTAAACTAAAAATATATAAATTATAACGTTATGATTAAATCTAAAAGATTGTTTTTCGATATTGAAACCAGCCCAAATATAGGAATGTTTTGGACAGCAGGCTATAAACAAAATATCAGCCATGAAAATATTATAAAGGAAAGAGCTATAATATGTATCTGCTATAAGTGGGAAGATGACGAAAAAATATATTCTTTAACTTGGGATAATAACCAAGACGATAAAAAAATGTTAGAAAAATTTGTTGAAATAGCTAACGAAGCCAATGAACTAGTAGGCCACAATGGAGACAAATATGATTTAGCATGGATCAGAACTCGTTGTTTATTTCATGGTATATCAATGTTTCCAAATTATATTACTATAGATACTCTTAAACAAGCTCGATCTAAATTTAGATTTAATAGTAATAAATTAGATTATATAGGTAAATTTTTAGGTTTAGGTGAAAAAATTCATACTAGTTTTAATTTATGGAAAGACATTGTTTTAAATAAAGATAAACAAGCCTTAGAAGACATGGTTACATATTGTAAAGGTGATGTAGAATTACTTGAAAAAATATATAATAAAATGTCTTCATATTTTCCTCATAAAACTCATTTAGGAGTATTAAGTGGAGAAGAAAAATATACATGCCCAGCATGTACCTCAACAAATATGGCTTTCTCTAAAAAACGTATTTCAGCAGCAGGAACACCACGAATTCAATTACAATGTAAAGATTGTGGAAAATACCATACTATATCTAGTAAAACTTATGATGTGATGATAGTAAAACAATTTGAAGAAAACAAAAATATCTAATATTTATAATAAAATAAAATTAAAAAATGAATAAATTAAGACAACTTATCCTTGAATCAATTGGTGATTATATTCGTGAGATTGATGAAACAGGCAACATGGCTGCTTTAGAAGCTAAAATTGGTAAAACTCAAGAAGCTATTGAACTTCGTGAGAAAAAAATGAATATGAATGGTTTGGATGAAGCTTACCATGATATGCTTGATAAAGGCAAAATAAAAGAACTTGGTGGTGAAGTTAAAGCATTGAAAAAAAGTTTAGTAAAGTTAGAAAAACAACTTGAAAAATTAAAATCAAAAAGCGACAAATCTCCTAAAATAGAAGATACTGAAGAAAAAGAAATTGTTGATGAAAATAATTTCCAATTAGAAGAAACAACTGACACAGATATTTATGAAATACTTCATATGCAAAAATTAGCAGGTATCATCTCAGAAACTGAGTATGTAGCTAAAATTAACGAAGTTGAAAAGAAAAAAGCATCAGCAGATATGACTAAAAAAGAAAAATCTGCTGTAGTTAAAAAAGCACGCGCTGGTAAAGATGTTGATAGAAAAAAACCTAAAAGTTTAAAAGAACAAGTAAAGGCTTTATTTGAAGGTGGATATGATGAATATACTGATAATTCAATAAAAGAGTGGTTAAAAGATCTTATTGATGGGAAAATAGAACCTAATAATGATTATTATAATTTAAGTTTTGGATTATTTAGTTCTTATCCACATATTGTTATTAATTTCGAAGAAGGATCAGCAAAAAGAAAATATATCACTATTATAGATACATCAAAAGATGAGGCTAATGGTGGTAAGATCTTAGGACGTTTTCCTATGATGGAATCATATGATGATGTTGAAGAACTTTATAAAAATTTTATGTTGTGGTTTAAGGATAAGATAAAACAATAATGATTAAACTTTTAATATATTAGTTAAAAATAATTAAATTTTATAGAATACATTCATTGCGTATTCGAATACAACAAAATTAAAGGAGTAGTGGCCTAATCGAGAGATTGGGCCTCTTTAATTTGGGCTACAAAATTTTTAAACGTATATTTAGAAAAAATAAAGGTTATGAATATATTTTATATTAATGAAGATCCGATTGTTGCCGCTCGTGAGTTAGCCGATGATCATATTAGAAAAATGCAAATTGAAAGTGCACAAATGTGTTGTACAGCACATTGGGAAACAAATTCAACAGCACCTTATAAACGTGCTCATAAAAATCATCCATCTACTATTTGGACCAGACAATCTATTCAACATTATAGATGGTTAGTTAAACATGGTTTAGAAATTTGTGATGAATTTGAAAAACGCTATGGTAAATCTCATAAAACAAAAGAAGTATTAGAATGGTGTAAGATAAATGAACCTAATATTCCTGATAATGGATTTATAGCTCCTCCACAGTGTATGCCTGATGAATTTAAAGGGTCAGATACTTTGGAAGCTTATAAAAGATTTTATATATTAGATAAAGTAAAAATTAAAAAACTAGATTGGAAAAAATTAAATAATAAACCAGAATGGATTGCATAATATGTATAATATGTATAATATATAATTAACACATAATGAAAAAACAATTAAACGAGGAATTCAAACGTATGCAGAAGCTTGCTGGGATTCAAATAAATGAAAATAAAGCATTAGATTTAATAAATGATGGGGTAACATTATATGTTTCTGATGATTCTAAATTAGCACCTAGATTCGTTAAACCTAAAAAAATAGGTTTTATAGTATATAATATAGCTATAAAAGATACTTCAAAATCAATTTTATCTATAACTGGTACTTTATCTAAAAACCCAAAAGTAGTTCAAATATTTAATGATAATTATGGAATAATTGATATAAATTATATTACAACATTTTTAAGTAACCCTGATAATTGGAAAGCTATTGCTAGTGAAGATGAATTAAATAATTTTATGTCAAAATACAATAAAATATACTTAATCTCTCATAATGGGGAATCATCTGAACTTAAAGAATCACTTTATGAAGCATTTAATCCATTTTTAGATACTGAAGAAGGTGGATACATGAGAGAATATATTAATGATGTTGTTGAAGATAATATGGGTGAACCTGAATCTTTGGACTTAAATTATCGTTCTGATTTTGATATAGCTTTTGATTTAGCATTAACTAAACTTAAAAAAGATCAACCACAACTAGATTTTAATGCTATTGAAGCTAATAAAGAGTCATTTTTTTTAAAATAAAATATAGACCGATTCATAGCCGGTCGCTCGAAAGAGACAAAATATGACAGCTGTGGCGTCCCAAAAGGATGCCACTTTTAATTTGACTTTCTAGATAAAAAATCGTATATTTAGACAAACAAACTCTTAATTAAGAATGGATAAAAAAATAGTTGAATAGGGGGTTGGTCTGATGGAACTTTACAATATGTATAATAAAACGATATGGTTAAAATTTACGTATTAGAGAGAAATGGTATTCCATTTTACATCGGAAAAGCAAAAGATTCAACTAGAAGAAAACATACCCATAGAAAAACATTTGGTTTAGATATTCAATCACATATCATAGATGAAGTAGAAGATTGGAAATTTTGGGAAAGTTACTGGATAGAACAATTTAAATATTGGGGTTTTAAATTGGAAAATAAAAATAATGGTGGGGGTGGTCCTTCAAGTTATACTGAAGAACAAAAACAAAAAATGAGAGGTCCACGCCCTGGAACTGGAAATAAAATAAGCAAAACATTAAAAGAAAGAAACCATTCACAATATTACACAGAAGAAGTTAAAAATAAAATTAGTCAAGGCACCAAAGGAAAACCCAAACCATTCTCAGATACACATAAAACAGCAATGGGTATAGCAAAACGTAAACAAGCCAAAACAGTTTTACAATGTGATTTAGATGGTAATATTGTTAAAGAATGGGAGAGTAAAGGTCAAGCGGCTTTATGGATAAAAGAACAAACAGGTAAAACAAGTAATTTGACTTCTCAAATAAAAGATTGTATATTAGGAAAACAAAAAACAGCTTTTGGATATAAATGGAAATATAAATAATATGAATAAATACGATAAAAAAATTGTAATTATAGGAAGTGGAGTTGCAGGCATTAGTGCAGCTACTAAATTAGTAGATAATGGTTATCCTGGAAAACTTATAACCATAATCGATATGGGTAAAGATCCATACAACAGAAAACCAGAAGAAGTAATGACAGGCTTCGCAGGAGCTGGAGGATTCTCAGATGGTAAATTAACATATCATACTTCTATTGGGGGGCAATTATCTAAATATTGTGGAGAAGATAAAGCATATAACCTAATGAACCAAGCTATCGATATGTGGAAATACTTCCACCCAGACCCATCTAAAATTATGTATTCAAATCCAGAAGCTGAACCCGACTTTATCAAACCACACTTTGGTCTTCGCCTATTCCCCGTATACCACATTGGTACAGATTACTTACATGAAATAGGAAAAAGATGGTATGATTATTTAGTTGATAAAGGTGTAAAGTTTATTTGGGAAACTAAAGTAACAAATATTAATTTTGATAATCAAACATTAAGAGTAGAATCTAAAGAGGAAAATAAAGTAAAATGGGATTGGGTTAGAACATACGATGAATTAATATTCGCAGTAGGTAAATCAGGTATTGACTTTGCTCAAAAATTATCAAATGACTATAAATTACCAACTGAACCTAAATCAGTTCAAATAGGATGTAGGTTTGAAGCACCACAAAAATACTTTCAAAAACTAATTGATATATCTTATGATTTCAAACTTTATCAGAAATTTGATAATATTTCTTTACGTAGCTTTTGTACTAATAATAACGCTGCTTATGTGGCTGTTGAAGAAACTTATGGTGATGTTACTTACAACGGTCATGCGAAAAAAGGAGAACAATTCAGGAACGACATGACTAACTTTGGTATATTAATGGAAATTAAAGGTATTGAAGATCCATTTAAATGGTCAAGAGATGTAGTATCTAAATTACAAGAAAATAATACTGGTTTATATTACTCACCAAATAATACACGTCAACCAGCATTAACATCTGAAGGAAATACAGTATCGGCTACTCAAATTGATTGGCTTGAATTAATTAAAGTTACTGAAGTAATGAATCCATATTTTGGATATATTGTTAATTTTATTGATGATATGAAAAAAGTATTTCCTGAAATGGGTGATGATTTTGGTATCTATATACCTGAAGTAAAATATGCCGCGCCAGAGCCTTTAACAAACCATTCTGATTTATCTTTAATAGAATATCCAAATGTACACTTTGCAGGAGACGCTCTCTCAGCGAGAGGAATAACAGTAGCAGGTAGTCAGGGTATTTACATTGCTGAAAGTATTTTGAAGAAAAATTAATTTTAATGTCGGGGGCATATATTTATAATAAATAAATTATGTACCCTTATATTTACTTAGTTAAAAATCAACAAGATAAAATAGTTTATATTGGTCAACAAATTGGAACTAAATCTATAAATGAATATAATAAACCGAGCTTATAAAAAATATGGTGAAAATTATTTTAAACGAGAAATAATTGAATACTGTAATATAGATGAATTAAACGATAAAGAAAAATTATATATAAAACAATATAATACTAAATTTCCTCATGGATACAATTTAACTGATGGGGGTGATGGAATGAAAGGATATCAATATAATAATAACCAAAAACAAAATATATCTGAAGCTAAAACAGGACAAAAGTATCCAAAAGAGCATGGTGATAAAATAAGACAAGCTAAATTAGGTAAAAAACGAGATCAAGAAACTATTAACAAAATTATTCAAACTAAAGCATCTAAACATAATATTCAATCTAATCTAGATTTAAAAGGACAATACAAAAGTAATTCACAGAAATCCATACTCCAATACAATCTTCAAGGTAATCTACTTAACGAATACCAATCAGCACAAGAAGCAGGTAGATGCTTAAACAAATCAGGTAACCAAATAGCAGATTGCGCCGCAGGAAGACAAAAAACAGCATACGGTTATATTTGGAAATATATTGAAAAGACCTTACTTAAATAATATTTATACCCATACCCTAAATTTAAACAGCTATGGAAGAAACCGATTTACCAGACTTTATTGAAAATTATTAATTAATGTTAAATTCAATATATTTATAATAAATAAATTATGTACCCTTATATTTACTTAGTTAAAAATCAACAAGATAAAATAGTTTATATTGGTCAACAAATTGGAACTAAATCTATAAATGAATATAA